CATGACCGCCGAATTATTTGCTGTGTCTGTTTTGCCAACCAGCATTTTACCCTGGGTTTCGCTAATAATCGCTAAACAGGCATTGATGATTTTAGTTAATTGCCAGAAGGGGTAAGCTTTACGACAAGTTGCTACTCCATAGGGATCGCCACCCAATGCTAGGTATGGCTGATTAATTAAATGAATGCCATTCTCATAAGGAATATAGATATCAGTATTTTTTAAATAATGGACTTGCTTGATGTTGCCAGAATAGCCTTCAAACCAATAGTAGCGAGGGTCAATGGTTCTGATTTTATCCAAATAAGCTTTGCGTTTTTTAATAGCATAACTGACTTCTGAGAACGACCTACCAAAGGGAACAAAGGTTAGGATTTCAGCAATCACGTTTGACCAACTCCCATCCATTCTGTTGATGGAAGTTAATACAAATTCCTGAATATTCTCGTCAAAGTGCTGATACTTTCCCATCATTGAAACACCTAAAAGTGTCCGCAGATCGTTAGCTGCTGAAGCCACAGGGGACTCTTTAAGCATTTCTGCATATTTATCTACTGGGTTCTGATCAGATTGTCTAATTACCCCAATCCAAGTAGAAACAAGTGCCTGAACTGCGGGTGATAATAATGTTGTGTTTAGCATATTTTTTTATTAATTAATATTAGATATGCTATCATATCTAATAAGTAAAATCCGACTTTTTCTGATCAAAGATGATTAATAATTTAATCAAAGAACAAATTAAAAATATCCTTAATTCCCAGGCTGATATTCAAATTGAGTCCTGTGGATTGGTGCTAGGTGGCTTGCTAAAAACCAGTGTTGTTGCACTGAAAAACGTGCATCCAGATCCGGTAAATAATAGCAGGATAGATCATAGGGACTTGTCAAAATTTAGCTATGATAATGTCAAGGCATTTTGGCATACTCACTTAGATTCCCATCCCAATCACTTCACCCATACTGATATTGAGATGAGTCACCAAACTCAAAAACCTATCATCTTGTATCATCCACACTCAGACGCTTGGGACTACTACGAACCTAACAACCCTAACCCGTTTCCGCTTAAATATACACAACTTAATCCTAAACAAACAGAATTTTATCAAAACATACCCTTTCAGTGGGGACGGTCTGATTGTTTCTCAATAGTCAGAAGATATTGCTTAGGCGTGCTTGGGGTTGACCTTGGGGAATTTACTCGAACTAATACTGACAATTTTCCCAGTAAAAACTATAAGTGTCCACTTGATGTTAATAGAGAATTAATGCTTATGCCACCAGGCATGAAAATTAAGCAACATGACATCTTTGCGATCGCGCTTAGAGATGGAACAGAACCAAATCACGCCGCAGTATTAGTTGATGCAGAACAGAACCTAATTTTACACTCAATGTCCCCGCAATCCTGTAGCAAGATTGAACCTTATGGAAGATATCTAAGACAAAGAACTGTGGCTCACTACCGATTAAAACGCTTATGCTAACAACAATAAAGTTAAATGGGATCTTAGGTGTTGAGTTTGCACCGGAAATAAAAGGGGAACTAAATACACCCCAAGAGGTTGTTAATTTTCTGTGCTGTAATTTCCCTGACTTTAGGCACTACGTATTAGGATCTGAGTGGCACTACACAATGGTAGTGAAGGGCAACAATTGGGAACGCTACATCATAGAAGATTCCCCGTCTGTCATACTGCCTGTTACCGGATGCGTAGTAGAAATTACCCCAGTAGTTGAAAGTTCAGGACGCACCTTAACCAGTATCGCCATGATTGGTATTGGTATTGCACTGGTAGCCACAGGAGCAGCAACCGGGCTAGGCATATCTTTGATATTAAGCGGTGCTACATCGCTGCTTAGTTCTTTGATTAACGGCAATCCCAAGAAAGAAGAAGCTAGATCAACCTTCTTTCAAGCATCAGGCTACAATACCAAAGAAGGAACACCTATACCACTGGTTTTTGGTGATGTACTGGTAAAAAACTTTCAAGTATTGTCACAGGAAATTAGTTCACCAACTTTTCCGTTTTCCGATCCAGCAACCAAAGAACAGGACTACGCGGATTATGCCAAATGTCCAGTTTTGCTGATAGAAGATTATGAGGAAGATAGCACAAATTATCCAGATCCAAATCATGTAGTTACCTTTACTGTGAAAACTACAACGTTAAAATCCACTATTCCGACTGGAGAAATATTACAACTAGTGCGGTTTTCTGGTAACAAACCATTTATTTCTTACTATGATCCTTATCAGGAAGATGGCATAAATTTCCCCTCAAAATTTGTTACAACGAGTCCATTTAATATTGGTGATACAAAGCTATATTGCAATCCAGATGGCTATAGTGAAGAGGAATTAGATTATTACTCAAATTTCATCAGTCTAGCTAAAATGCACTATAAGCAGCTAACGATTTTGGTACAATCTCAAGTTTATCCATAAATATTATGTCTAAACCAATTATTGATCCTATTACCGGAACTACTGATGATACTGTTAAGTTATTGTTAGGAATCTGTGAAGGTGAAATAGAAGGCATTGAATCAGCTAAGGATGTCTATTTTGATAAAACCCCCTATATTAACAATAACGGCAGTCCCAATTTTAAGGATGTAAACATAGACAGTAGCAACGGGGGGAAAAATCCGGTGCTGCCGTGGATGTCTTCAATGAATGGAAGTTTTAACTTTAGTGGCACGTACAATGTCAACCCAGTTAATTTAGTCGTCAAAAATGATGGAGTTGGAATAACCAGAAGCATTACAAATGCTGACATTAACAAAATCAAAATTAGACTTAGTTTTTTAGCGGAATTTGTTAACAAAAGTGGTGACAGATTAAAAACAGATATTTGTTTTAGCGTTGCCATTAAGGAAGGAGTTAACGGTGTTTTTGTTGACCGAATTTCTAAGTGCATGATTGTCCGCTATCCAGATTTTGTGACCTTTGAATTTATATTTCCTGTTGATTCTAGCAAGGATTATTTTGAAGTTAGAGTCAAAAAAACTGGTCCAGTAGAGCCGCCCAACCCTGATGACAGAGAAGATAAAGAAACCGTAGTTGTAAAATGGGCTGATTACACGGAAATATCTGAAGACCAGGTTTTATACTCAAATACTGCGCTACTGGCACTGGGATTCCCTGCCAAAACCTTTCAGTCAACTCCAGAAGTTTGGGTAAAGGTTAAAGGCATCAAGGATTGCAAAATACCCAGCAATGCAACCATCAACGCAACCGACAGGGGGACAGACTTTAATGGCGGCTGGAATGGAACGCTGTACACACCCACTAAAGCAACCGCAGATCCCGCCTGGATTGTTTACTATTTACTGACTAACCCCAGATTTAGATTAGGTATACCGGAATCTTACATTGATAAATTTGCACTCTATCAATGCAGTGTGTACAACAACCAATTTGTTTCTGACGGCGGCGGAGGAACGGAAAGAAGGTTTTTATTTAACACCATCCTGGGTTCTGGCGGGCAGGAATCGGTGTTAGAAATGGTGCGGGCTGTTTGTTCCACAATGTACGCAAAGCCTTATTGGAATGGCTCACAAATCAGCTTTTGGCAGGAACGCCCAATGAGTGCTTTACCAAAAATACTGACTAACGCAGATGTAGAGGAAGGTAAATTTGTTTACCAAACCAGGGAACTCAATACTGTAACTACTGTAGCCAAGGTATCTTACCAGTCAACCATCGAGGATTGGGAGCTAGTCCCAGAGATTGTTGAAGAACCAGCTTCTATTGATAGGTATGGATATCAAACGGAAGAATATGCACTATTAGGAGAAACTAGGCGAGCCGCTGCTATTAGATCAGGACGCAGGACTATTTTAAGCTCTTTACCTAACGTCATTACCTTGACCTGCAAGATTAGGGCGCGGGCTATGTTTTTTCAACCCGGTGATGTGATTCAAGTATCTGATACCGCTAGGAACAAAGTCAGAGTTGGGGGATTGGTGTCTGCGGTCACAGCCAATAAAATTACTTTAGACGCACCTATCACACTGACTGCAAATACAGGAAAAAAGATTTATTTAACCCTTCCTGATGAATCCGTAATTGAGAGAGCGATCGCTAACCCCGCAGGAACTTTTACGGAAATTAATCTCAGTACACCATTGACCACATTACCGATTGTTCACTCACCATGGCAGATAGTAGATGAAATTAGCAGGGTAAAGCTATATAGGATCACAGATGTAGCACCTGATTCTGAAAATAGATCCTTGTTTGAAGTAACCGCAAAAACCTACAGTGAAGATTTTTTTACTCAAGTAGAAACAGGAATCAAGATACCCAAAGATATCAATCAAAACCCACTACCGACAGAAGTTGCACCACCTAATAATTTTTCTGTAGAGCTAATAAAAATTAGCATCAACAATATTGATACTTATTCTTTACTAGCTTCATGGCAACGACCTTATAGAGAAGATTTTGGAACTAAGCTTAGTGTTTCCAGTCTGACTGTTTTTAATGGTAGTGCGATCGCGACCACAACAGCCAATCACAACTATCAAACCAATGATTTAATTCAAATTAGTGGAGCGGATCAATCAGCTTACAACAGCAGATTTATTATTACAAAGATCAGTAATACTCAATTTAGTTTTACTGTTTCAAATTCCGCACCAAGTCCAGTCACAGGAAGTATTAATAGTGTAAGATTGATAGAAGAACCTTACATCAAAAACTACAGAATACAATACAAAAAAAGTGAAGGATCTGAATGGAATAGCATATTAGAAACGGCGGAACTTTCAGCTAGATGGGACAATTTAACCATTGGCGATTATATTGTCAGAATAGCGGCTGTAACCACAAATAACAAGGTTAGTATCTTTATTCAAGCTAATAATCTTGGTGCTAAGTTAGTCTCTTCTTTTAATAACAAAAACAACTCATTCTTTGCAGGAGAATTTTAATGGCACAGCCTTATATTGGTCCAAATGGAAACACACAGTACAGAGAGGCAGATGGCGATGGCAGTTTAGCCACGCCTTACATACCAGCATTTACAGTTGCTAATAACTTAGTTGTCAGTAATCCTCGATATTTTTCTGAGGTTACTGTCACTAAACCAGCCACAACAACAGCTTATGATATTAACAAAGTTTATGGCAATCTATTCCAAATTCCTAATATTGGAAATAGTGGGGGGATCATTGAATTAACCAGTGTGAGCATTGTCTTTGACTTAGCAACCCTACCCACTGGTATGAGCGATTTTGCGCTGTACTTATTCAATTCTAGTCCTACAACCACATTTGCTAACAATGAATTATTTAGCGTTCCTACCAACAACAGAGCATCCTTGTTAACATTAAATGGAATTAACTTAACCGCAAACTTAACCAGGGGCGGGGGAACGGTTGTAGCTGAAACAATCTTAATTAATTCAACATTTAAGTTAGCTAGTGTCAGTACGTCTTTATGGGGATACTTGGTAAGTTTATCTGCTTTTAGTCACAATGCTAGTAGTAGTTTCATAATTCGATTATACGCTAAGTAGTCAGTATGATTAATCCAATAGCCGCATTAGAATTTGAGCAACAAAGCAAAGGTGCAATAAGTGGTACAACATTTTTTCCGCCACCCAGTTCCAATGCACCTATCTTGAGTTTACCACCTATAAAGTGGAGTTATTCTGGTAGCAAAACAATATTTCAGCAGACCACTAAATTAGGAGACAATTACAGCCAAACAGTAATTAACCCTGATTCTGTGAGAGCAACTTATGAAATAGCAATTCCCAATTTAAGTACAGCATTAAAAGATGAAATTGTATCTACATTCAAACAGTACGGGGGTTTTGCTAGATTCCAATGGCGACCCAGTGATGCCTTTGGATACAAAGATTTTATCTGTGATAAATGGAGTGCCACAAATCAAGGAACAAACTTATGGGAAATAACCGCAACCTTTACAGAACAAAAAATATTTATATCACAGCAAGTTAGTTTACTAAATTTTGAAGAACAAAACAAAAATATACTTACCTTAATACAATCATTAAGCTTTGAAGAGCAAAGCAAAGGGGCTTTATCATGACTATTTTTAATGATGCTTTTGGAAATTATTATATAGGTAGTAAATTTGGGACTACGCCTATTAACTGGGCTGAAATATTAACTTGTATCAGGCAAGCACTGGGTTCTAATGATAGAGCTGATGGGACTTTTTTTGATGCTTCTAACTTCTTTTTTAGAATTGATTGGAGGCCAAATATTACTCAAGAAACCCTTGCTGGAACTATAACCACACCTGGCTTCAATTCTTGGCCTGGTATTGTTAACCCAAATACAACTAGATTTATTTTTCTTATGCGTTCGATAGGCTTTGATCCGCCGGTTGCAGCATCTGTTATATTTCACGAAAATTTAAGCAGGGTTTATGGTAGTACGGCTGTGATGAACCCGTCAACAAATTCTCAAATAATTTGTTGGATGGTTGCAAACAATTCATCTTTTAGCATTTTTATATTTAAAAATGCACTTAATTATTACTTTTTTAGTAATGGAGTTTTGAGTAATTCAGATTTTGCTTTTCCACTTAATTCCTATTGTTTTTATACTGGCAAAGCATCTGAGGGATTGTCTAATCCGTTAGCCCAAAATCAGTGTTCAGCAGGAACTTTAGTAGACAATCTTTTGGTGGCAACTACAGGGGCGATCGCTAACTATGCTCACACAAAAACTAATGGTACAGCCACTCAAAGCGAGGTTGAATTATATCTCAGGCGACCAACTTTAAACACGGTTCCATTAGGATATATTCCTAATGTTTTTAAATGGAAGGTTGACGGCACTGAACCAGTCCCTCAATTAGGGGATATTGTATCTTTAAATATGGCTAATGCCACATCAGCATACAAAAACCATGGCGTAATTCATTGTGTTGTAGTTGGCAGATTAGGTAACACTAATGCACAGGATCTAACAGGAGATTACATATTAATGAGAGTAGCAAATTAATATGGTTCTGTGTTAACATTAGAACAATATTCTTGTAAAATAAAGCAATGAATCAGCCTATTTTAGGAGTAAGAGGAACGGCGGAATATGTCAAGGCCACAGGAGAAGGTACACCTGAATCTCCTTATATTCCCATCGTTCAAGTAGAGGGTGGTGGTACAGGGGGAGGTGGTACTACTACTGTAGACTTCGGTACTCAAATCACCGATGCAACCATGCCCGCAGGTGGGGGAGGTATCCTGGGGTGGGTATCAGCTATTTGGAAAACAATTACCGACAGATTACCTTCACCGATAAATAACAGATTACCAGTAGACGTAACGAATCAAATTAGTTTTGGTACTCAAATCACTGATGCAACCATGCCCGCGGGTGGGGGAGGTATCCTGGGATGGCTGTCTGCTATCTCTAGGGCATTAAGCAACGGAACTGGATTTGCTAGTACCGCAACTATTCAAAGACCATCGGGAGCAACTGCTTATACAGCCAATGACGTATATGGCTCAATAATCGAACTGTCAAATGTTGGTTCTAGTGGGGGTAATGTTTTTATTAATAATATAAAAATAATGTTCAATACTTCCACGCCTCCTAGTGGAATGACTAGCCTTGTAATTTATTTATACAGTGCTTCACCTCCATCCGCGATCGCTGACAATCTTGTTTTTAATGGTGCATCTGCCGACAGAGACTTTCACTTAACTGAAGATGGAATTACCTTATCAGTTGCAACGATGAGAGGTGGTGGTAGCTTTTTTGCTATGGCATCAAACATCAACAGGCAGGTTAAATTAGCCGCAAATAGCACTTCTTTGTGGGCATACCTAGTAACTCCTAACGCATTTACACCCACAAGCAGCGCAGAAACAGGTACAATCACTATCAATTCTTTTGTGGCGTAGCATGAGAAATAGTAAATTGATTGTGATAACGAGAAGGCTATTGACTCCTGACAAAATACCAGGAATTAATATTGCTGCATGGTTTAGCACAATGGAGTCAGGTAGCGTAATTCTTGATGGTACAACGGCTTCTCAGTGGAGCGATATATCAGGAAATAACAGGCACGCAACACAAGCAACCAAAGCAAAACAGCCAACATACACACCCGATGGACTAAACGGGAAGCCTGTACTGACCTTTGATGGGGTCGATGATGAAATTCGCACCGGCAACATTTTCTCTGGTGCTACAGATTTTTCTGTAGCTTCAGTCTTTAGGCGTTCTGGCACTTCGGGCTCGATGCTTGCGATGGGACTGAATAATGGATCTAATTACACGTATGATCTCTCGACTAGGGAAGATTTTGCTAATTCCGTCCGCATCATCCACCGACAGCCCGGAGACGCCCGGAGTAGCCCGGCAAATTCTGTAGTAGGGGACGCATTCGTTACAGTTTCGACACGTGGAAGCTCAGTAATTTTGGATACTTTCAACGGGGTCAACGCTGTAGTGCAGTCTCCTCCTGCTGTCCCTAGCCAACCAACCTTTGCCCAATCTGCATTGGCAATTGGGGCCGGGGGAAGCTCTGGATTCTTCAACGGCTTGGTTTCCGAAATCGTCATAACGGGGAGTGTTCTCTCCACCACCGACCGCCAACAGCTTGAAGGCTATCTCGCGTGGAGACGAGGACTACAAGCTAACTTAGTAAACAACCATCCTTTTAAATTCTCACCCCCGTATATTTAAAAAATCATGACAAAACAACAATGGCTACTTTCTCAAATTGCACAATTCCCTGAATTATCCGCCAGGGAATTAACTGGAAAATTGAGTGAAAAAAAGTTAATTCCCAACCCTGAACCACAGGAGCAAATACAAGTAACTCCTACACTGGAAGATATAATTAAAATTGGGATTGACGAGAATACAATAAAAATTGTAGAAACAAAAACCTACGAAAGATTTGTAGAATCAATCCGAAGTAGATCAATTGATTTTGCATTAACAAATCTTGCGATCTTGAAAGAAGGTGCGTTAATTTCAGAAGAAACTTTTAATGCTATTTTTGCTTTATTGCAACGCACCGAACCCGACCCAAATTATCAACCTTTTATAGAAACAAGTGACGTAGAATTAGCAGGTTTTGATGTTGTTTATGTCCACGAGATTGAGGATTTAAAAACGCAATCATGACATTAATAGCAGCCAACCAATCATTAGATTCTGAGGTTTTGATTGACTTGATTCAAATCAAAACCAATGACTTTGATATTAAAATCTGCAATTATGGTTCGGTATCCTTTGGTGGTGTTTTCTACCAAGGCTACCCCTGCCAACTAGGGAGCTTTGGTAGAAGTGGGGAAAGCGTTGAGGCGCGTACTTCCTTGATTGTATCCGATATTTCTGGATTAGTAGGCGACATTATTGATGCTCACGAGGTTATTAAGGCTGAAGTCATCATTAAACAAACATTACCAATGTTTTTAGACGGACAACCCACAGCAGATAGTAGTCAGTTTTTTCCGCTCCTACTAGAGATATCTCAGTATACAGGTGAGTATCAAAATCAATTCAGCTTTGCCCTTTCTCCCTATTCCCTAGAAAGGAAAAAGCTACCAGCCCGGACTTACTCTAAAAGATGTCAGTACACTTTGAGTGATGGTGATTGCCAAGCACCCACTAATGTACATTTTGACATCTTCGGACAAACAACGACACCGGACAAAAGAGCCTGTCGCAAGGATTTAGAGATGTGTAAGCAGTATCATGGACACACACTTAAATTTGGTGGTTTCCCCGCAGTTGCAAGGATAAGAGGTTAAGATGGTCAAAATATCAGGGTCATTAGATATTCAGCGAGGTTTCGTTAGACTCAAGCCAAATATTCCATTTCTTGGGGTAACGGCGGGCATTAATACCTATGAAATTAATGAAGGGCAAATTACCATTGAATTGCCACCCACACCTCAAGACAGGGTATTTTTGGTGGACTACTCTTTATCTCGTGATGGTGCTTTTCTTCCTATTGAATCTTGGGTAGTCCCTAATTATGATTGCGACTTAGATGAAGTAAGAGGAATCATCAGTTTTAAACACAATCTGCAACTACAAACGCAGATTAATGAACTGCAATCTGAGAAGGAAAAATTACAGACAGACTTACTTGAAACTCAGGACAAGTATGGACAATCCCTACTACAGCTAAAACAATTGAGCGAGCAACTAAGCGCATTAGAACTGGAAAAACAGCAAGCGGAAATAGACAACGGACTACTAGTGAAACGCATACATCAAATTAGTGCGATCGCTAATCCGTAGTTAATCATTAAAAAACCCGCTAGTAGTAGCGGGTTTTGTATTAGTCTTTACACTTACCTTTTTTAATTCACTCACCCG